AAAGTATCTACACGATATGAATTACCAGATGGAAATAAGCAGTTTGGTAAGACAATTATGAATGATCCAGAGACTTATTTTACAGATGAAATTATGACACAATTAGAAGATTGTGCTAGTAAGGAGTTTAAATATGGTTAAAATTATTAAAAATGCCTGTTCTCCTATGCTATTGGAGTTTATTAAATTTCACGCACAACAAAGTGATAATTGGAATTTTAGATATCCTATGGGCTCTTCTACTCCTTTTGAAGATAAACACGCAAAATTAGAAGTTATAAATGCTAATAAAAAAATGGATGATGAAAAACTTGCTGGATTGTCTGCAGCTCTTTTGATTAACATATATGAAAAATCAGATGATGCATTTATACCAGATATATTATTTTGTGGTATATCAATAAAGGATAAACACAGAAAGGATAATTTGCATAAAGACCATGATGAGGATGGTTTGAAAGATATTAATATTATTAAACTTTTGGGTATATTAAATACCGATTGGGAAGATGATTGGGGAGGCGGTTTTCTACATGGTGGTACTGTATATCCTGTTAGGCCTACAGACTTTATATTATTTGATCCTAAAATTGAACACAGAGCAGAAGATATTATTGTCGATAAAAAAAGGTTAGCTATTGATTTTACAATTAGAGCAAAATAATGAATGAAGAATTTGAAATTGTAATGGAAACTGGTGATGCTTTTGATGATGAAGATGGAAAGCCTGAAAAACCAAAATCAAAACTTAAAAATATACAAAATATCAATTTCATTACGAATGATGTTATTAAACCAAAAGAGGTAAAAGAAAAACCAATTCCAAAGAAAAAAGATACCAGTGATGATATTATATCAAACTTAATTAAGGTTTATCCTAATGTGCTAGAAGATGACTATTGTGATTATCTTATAGACAGATTTGAAAAAGAAAGTGGACTTCATAAAGAAGAGTCATGCTTTCAAAAGGTAAGTACTGAAAGAAGGTCATTTACTCAACTTCATATTATGGATTCAAATTTTGGTATTAAAGGAGCTGATGGGTGGTCAGAAGATTCTGAAAAAATAATATCAGTCTTTGAAGATATACGTAAACAATATATTAAGGATTGTAAAATAGATAAGTTTCAACTTCCCGATGAATATAAGTGGGAAGGGTTGAGATTAAAAAAATATGAAGCTAATAAAATAGACGAATTTCAAAATCACGTTGATGTTCTTGACCACTCTGCTGCAAAAAGATTTTTAACCTTTTTTTGCTATCTGGATAATAATGGTGGGGGTGCTACAGATTTTCCAGCATATGGTTGGAGAGGTAAAATGAAAGAGAAATTATTATTTCATTCACCTTGTAAAAAAGGAAGTGTTATATTGTTTCCCCCCATGTGGCCTTGGCTACATCGTGGTAGCAGACCCAAAAGAAAACCTAAGTATATCGTACAAACATATTTACATTATGTATAGTTAAGGAAAACTATGATTGATAAAATTTACATACCAACATTAGGAAGAGTCGGTAAGCAACAAACATTTGATAATATGCCGTCTTTTGTACAGGATATTACTGTTTTGGTTGTTCAACCACAAGAACAAGAATCGCATAAGGGATATCCAATTTTAGTTTTACCAGAAGATAATATTGGATTAACAAAAACTAGAAAATGGATATATGATTATGCTGGTGAGACAAAGTGGGGAACATTTGATGATGATTTGCTATTTAAGAAAAGAGTTAAAAATTGGAAAATGCCACAATCTCCCAATGAAGAAGGTATTCTTGGTGAGGAAGATTGGAAAGCACTTTTAGATGGAGTCGATAAGTGGTTAGACGATGAATTTAGTTTTGCTGGGTTTAGGAGAGGAGCTTTACCACCACTGGAAGAAAAAGAATATACTGATTGCACCGAAAGTATATGTGCAGTATTTTTTGATGGGTCGAAAATTCCTAAATCTGATGATTTAGTATGGAATTATGGTTTGTTGGGTGAAGATGTACATTTGAATTTACAATTGTTAATGCAAGGATATCGGAACAGGGTTTGGGATAAATATTGCTATGTTAATAAGTGGGCAAGACCAGGCGGTGTGGGGTTTGTAGAGCCTGATGGTCATATACAAAGAACCACTAATAATTTAAATAACTCACATGAAAAATTAGTTGAACAGTATCCCGATTATATTACATGGAGAATGTATGATAATGGTTCTCACGTAAGACTTGATACTGGCTCTCCTTATGATGGAACTAAATTAATAAAGATTGATTGGAATAAAGCATATAGAGATAGTTATGCCAATTAGAAGAACTAATATGGATAACATGATAGAAACTATTAATTCTCATGCTAAAAAAGATGGGTTGAAAATTAGTTCTAATGTGATAACTGCAATAAAAGAAGTACCAAGAAATTTGTTTGTAAGAAAAAATCCTTTTGATGATTCTCCACAATTAATAGGGTGGAATCAAACAATATCACAACCTTATATTGTTGCATACATGACAGAAATGCTTGATGTTAAACCTTCTCATAGAGTTTTAGATGTTGGCATGGGTTCTGGATATCAATCAGCAGTATTATCTAAATTAGTAAAAGAAGTATATGCTATAGAAATCATTAAAGAACTTGCAGAAAAAACTAGAGAAGTATTACAGGATTATAAAAATATAAAAATAGGAATCAGAAATGGCTATGATGGTTGGGAAAAATATGCTCCATATGACAGAATTATGGTTGCTGCTAAAACAAATCAAGTTCCTAAAAAATTATTTAATCAGTTAGTAAATAATGGTAAAATGATTATACCTTTAATAGAAGAATCTAAAGAAAAATTAGTTTTGATAACTAAGGGTGATTATAATTCTTTTGTAAAGGAAACACTAATAGGTGTTCGTTTTGTTCCTTTAGTTGGTGGATAATATGGATGATTTAATAAGGATATATAATAAAGCTTTATCAACTGAATATTGCGATTATTTAATAGATAAGTTTGAAAAAAATGTAGAGCAACAAGAAAGAATTGGAGGGCATAAAAGATCATTTGTTCACCTTGATATGCTGAACAAAGATAATTGGTCAGAAGATATACAAAAAATAATGCCAACATTTGTTAATAGTTTAAATATCTATATTGAAGACTGTAAAATAGATAAAAAACAATGGCCATCAAATTATGGTTGGGAAGGATTAAGAATAAAAAGATATTTAGCTAATGGTCAAGATGAATTTTCTAGCCATGTTGATGTTAGAGATTATAAAGATGCAAAAAGGTTTTTAACATTTTTTATATATCTAGATGACAATGATGGCGGTAGAACTAGTTTTCCACAAATCGGTAAGCACGCAAATTGTAAGAAAGGAGATATATTAATATTTCCCCCAATGTGGCCATGGCTACATGCTGGAGAAAAACCAATAGAAAAATCAAAATACATTTTACATAGTTACTTACATTATACATGGACAAAAGATGAATGATATAAAAGAAAAATACAAATTTATTTCTAAAGAAGGTGAGGAATGGGCTTCAATATGTCTAATTGGCGGTAATTTTGATGGAGTTATTTACAGGTATGGTAAAGTCTCAATTCCAAAAGAAACAGAAAAAGATGTAGAAGGGAACTTGCCTTTTAGATTTGAGTATGATATTGTTGACAACAATAGCATTCCTAGAGAAAATTTTGATAATGAGTTTTTTAAATTAATTGGTGATATTTTAGTAGATATTATTGAAGACCAGATGAAGGAAGATAATGTTGAATTCAGAACAAACAATTGAAAGAACAGCTCTAAGTCACTTAGTTTGTAACGAGGAATATGCTCGTAAAGTTTTACCCTTTATTAAGGGTGATTATTTTTCTGATAAGATAGAAAGAACTATCTTTGAGGAAATCCAAAAGTTTGTAGAGAAATATAAAAAAGTTCCTACACAAACTTCTTTGGAAATTGAAGTTTCAGATCGTGGTGATTTGAATGAAGGAGATTACAAGAAAGTAATCGAAGTGATTAAAACTTTGAAATCTACAGAAGTAGATTTTGATTGGTTGGTAGATACAACTGAAAAGTTTTGTAAAGATAAGGCGGTATATAATGCGATTGTTGAAGGAATTGGAATTATTGAAGGAAAGGATCGAAATAGAGATGCAGGAGCTATTCCGAGCATTCTCACTGATGCCTTGGCTGTTGGTTTTGATAACCGTGTTGGTCATGATTATATGCTGGATTCAGACTCCAGATTTGACTTCTATCACAAGGTAGAAGAAAAAATTCCATTTGATTTGGAGTTTTTTAATAAGATTACCAAAGGTGGACTTCCACCAAAAACACTAAATATTGCACTTGCTGGTACAGGTGTTGGTAAGTCGTTATTCATGTGTCACATGGCTGCAAACTGTTTATCTCAAGGTAAAAATGTTTTATATATTACTCTTGAAATGGCAGAAGAAAGAATTGCAGAACGTATTGATGCAAATCTTATGAATATTTCTATAGAAGATTTGTATGATTTACCAAAACAAATGTTTGATGATAAGATTACAGAAATTAAGAAAAAGACTACAGGTAAACTTATTATTAAGGAATATCCAACTGCTTCAGCACATTCTGCACATTTCAGAGGATTGATTAAAGAACTTGCAATTAAGAAAACATTCAAACCCGATATTATATTCATTGATTATTTAAATATATGTGCATCAAGTAGGTTTAAAGGAGCAACAAATGTCAACTCTTATATGTACATTAAGTCGATTGCAGAAGAGCTTAGAGGATTGGCGGTTGAGACAAATCTTCCAATTATGTCGGCAACACAAACCAATAGAACAGGTTACGTTTCTACAGATGTTGGTCTTGAAGATACGTCTGAGTCTTTTGGATTACCTGCCACGGCTGACCTCATGTTTGCACTCATATCTAACGAAGAACTTGACGAGCTCAATCAAATCGCAATAAAACAACTTAAAAACCGATATAATGACCCTACAGTGAATAAAAGATTTGTTGTAGGTATTGACAGAGCAAAAATGCAACTGTATGATGTTAAAATGTCAGAACAAAATGACTTAGTGGATAGTGGACAAGAAGAATTTGCTCAGCCAGTATTTGATAGCACAGATTTCGGTCAAGATTGGAAAGTTTAATTTCTCTTTATATAAATAGATAAAAGAAGTGGAGTTAGTAGTTCTACTAGTGTGAGACTTTAAGAACTGCAAGGGATCGTCTGACTCACACCACACCCCGCCCAGACTCCACTTCTAACTTTGTTAATAAATGGAGACATTGAATGCCTTTACAACAATACGTTAAGCAACTCAAACCTAGAGATGAGTCTTACGTTCCTCATGTAGATAAAATTCAAAGTTTACTTGAACGTGTAGATACCACACTAAATGCTTCGGTAACAGAATTATTTCCATGTCTTGCTTTTAATAAAAAGTTTAAACCTAGTTCTGTAGAAGATTTTAAAAAATTTCTTTATACATTAAATCTTAATACTACAAAATCTTCTTTTCATAGTAAAGATGCAGCTTCTGCTAAGTTGGTTATAGAAAAATTACCAACTATGGATGAGAAATTTCTTAAAGACAAAATGGCTAATGCTATAGGAATTACAAATTACTTGTATGATCTTCATAGAACCAAACCAATTAAAAATGTTGTTTGGGGATATCGTGCTAAACCAGCAGGAATACCAAAAAATCATGCTGGAGATATTTTTGTGTTTTTTAAAAATGGTGAAAAGATTGGTGTAAGTCTTAAAGCTGGTACTGCAAAATCTAAAGAACCACTAAAAAATACTTATGTTGGAACACAATATAAAAATCTTGGTGTTTCTACCAATGAGTTAGAATCTGATTTATGGAATAGAGTATACTCTAAAGTTCCTGGCGTAAAGGATATTGCGAATAAAAGTAACTTTGTAAAAAATAAAGAAGTTACTAAATTATATGTTGATCATTATGTAGAAAATCAGACTGAAGCAGATGAATTATATAGAGAGATGTTAGTTGTCTGTAGAGAACATATGTGTGATGTTTTAAATAAAATGAATATAGATGATTTTAAGGATTGGGTACAGGAAACATTTAATTTACAAAGAAAAGGTGATGAGGTTCCTCTTATTATGGTCAAAGCAGTAGGCAATAAAGCAGAGCAAAAAGGCGATGATATTGTTGATATGATTCCCCTTATAACAAAACATTATGCATATTTAAATAAAAATTCTGTACAAGAGTATCTAATTGATATATATTCAGCTGAAGATAAAAAAACACTCAAGATGACTATTCGTTCTGATTCTGGTGTTCGTCCAGAAAAAGGTACTAGTGGTCAAGGTAGATTAGGACAATATTTGCAACTTAAAATGCAATATAGTGGTGTACAATGATAAGGTTTAATGAAATACTTACAGAAGATAAAGGTGGTAAAAATCTCCATTTAGAACACCTTGAGGATGAAATCATCAATTTTGGTGTAGATGGTGGTAGAGCTGCAATCAACTTTCTACGGTCATTAAGAGATATGCTTGCTGGTGCAAGTCGTAGTTCGGTGAATATGACAGTGAAATGGGATGGAGCTCCAGCAATATTTGCTGGTGTTGATCCTTCTGATGGCAAGTTTTTCGTTGCAAAGAAAAGTGTGTTCAACGTCACACCTAAATTATATAAAACAAATGGAGAAATTGATGACGATTTATCTGGTACTCTTAATGCAAAGTTTAAAGTCGCTTTACAAGAATTTTCAAAGTTGGGTATCAAAGGGGTATTGCAAGGCGATCTTATGTTTACCGATGATATTTCAACCGAAACGATTGATGGTGAAAAATACTATACTTTTCAGCCTAATACTATCGTTTATGCTGCACCTGTTAATAGTGATCTTGGTCGTACTTTCTCAAGAGCAAAAATTGGTGTAGTTTGGCATACAACATATACTGGTAATGAATTACAGGATATGAAAGCTTCTTTTGGTGCAAATATTTCTGGTCTTAAAAAGACTTCTAGTGTATGGATGGATGACGCTACCTATAAGGATACTTCTGGTAAATCAACATTTACAGAAAAAGAAACTGAAAAGATTACTGCCGTACTATCGCAAACAGGAAAAACTTTTCAAAAAATTAATGCTGGACAATTAAGGTCGTTTCTTAAATTACAGGACAGTATGACAGGAGCTCTTGTTGGAGCATCACTCAAAACATATAATAATAGTAAAGTACGTGCAGGGGAAATTATAAAAAATCCTTCAGAACACGCAAGAGGATATGAGCAATGGGTATTTGATTCTATTCAAAGACAGATAGACAAAGTAAAAAGTGATGCCGGAAAGAAAAAATATTTAAATATTCAAAAAGAATATGTAAGAGAAGTAAAAAAACATACGAGAAACCTAGTTTATATTATCACTTTTCAAAATCTATTAGTTGATGCTAAAATGCAAATAGTTAAAAAACTAAATAGTGTAAAAGGTTTGACAGATACCTTTATTAAAACTGCAAATGGATTTAAAGTAACAAATCCCGAAGGATATGTTGCGATTGATAGAGTAAGTGGTGGAGCGGTAAAACTGGTAGACCGTATGGAGTTCTCGTTTAACAACTTCACTGCTATAAAGGCATGGGACAAATGAGAAAATTTAAAGAACTTTTAGAAGCTCCCCAAACGATAGTGTTTGCGTTTGGACGTTTTAACCCCCCTACTACAGGCCACGAAAAATTAATTAAGAAAGTTTCATCTGTAGCTGGCAATGTTCCTTATCGTGTATATCCTTCCTTCACTACAAATCCAAAAAAAGACCCATTGCCTCATGCACTAAAAGTTGCATACATGAGAAAGATGTTTCCTAAGCATAGAAAGAATATCATTGCAGATAAAAATGCAAAAACTGCTATACACATTGCAGAGATGTTATATAAAGAAGGTTTTAAAAACTTGATTATGGTTGCTGGTTCTGATAGGGTAAAGGAGTTTTCTACTTTACTCAATCGTTACAATGATGCTCCAGATAAAAAGGGTAAACAGTTATTTAAATTTGATTCTGTGCAAGTGATTTCTGCCGGAGAACGTGATCCAGATGCAGAAGGTGTAGAGGGTATGTCTGCATCCAAAATGAGAGCTGCAGCTGCAGATGGTGACAAGGATGCATTTCTAACTGGACTTCCAAAAGGTTTCAAAGATGGTGAAAAACTGTATCGTGATGTTCGCAAGTACATGGGTATTCGTGAAGAGCGTGACATGGGAGATATGACTGACTTTGAGACTGTTCGTGATATGTATCTAACAGGAAAGATTTGGAACGCTGGTGATATCGTAGAAGCAAATGGTGTTATTGGTGAAGTTGTTCGTAAAGGTACAAACTATCTCTCATTTGTAGATGAGGATGGTAAAGTACATAAAGCATGGTTGCATGAGATTACAATTGATGAAGAGGGTATATCTCCCGCTTTACGAAAGGCATTAGACAGAAAACCCATGCCACAAAGGTATAGAGTATTTGACTCTAAGGGAGAAGAAGTTACTGTTGTTCAAGGGCCCATGAAAACTAAAAGTTCAATAGATGCTTTTGAAAGAAGGGTTAAAGACAAATTTATATATACCAATCCACCATATACAGTTGTTGACACAAAAACAAATA